CATCTGTTTCAATGGTTACTTTGACTTTTTCCTCTACTTTCTTTTCAGAAATTTCGGTTGTCATGTTTTGATTGATTGGAGTTTCTTTATTGGAAGTATTATCAACATTATTTGGTTGTTCTGGTGTAGGCTGTACTTGTGTTGGTGGTTGTATTAATCTAAGAAATGCTACTTCTAATGTTCCTAATAATTCTCCTGACTTTCTATCTATTTCTTCTAATTCTAAATCAGGATTCTTTGCTTTAATGCTATCTGTAATTTCCTGTCTTAATCTGATAGGATCAATAAATCCACCAAATGAAGCAGGAACATCTTGTTCATTTAAAATTTTAATATATTGTGCATTATGTGATTCTACTACGTGTAAAGTAGATTCTGGTATTCCAGGTGTTCTAACGACTGATAATTCTAATATTTCATCTAATACAGGTGCATTAAGACATTTTGTTCTCATCTCATCACATAGATGTCTTTGTTCTAATACTGATGCTCCTATTGATACTTGATATTGTTCATTCTCCAATATATTTTGCCATTCTGAATCAAACACAGTTGCTTCATATTTCACTTGACTCTTCTCTTCATCAAATGAAAATGTAACTTGGCCTATATGTGTATCTTTATCATGTTCTACTCTTAGTGGTACTACCTTACCATCAAATTTCTTTAATTCCTCAACGTCATAATATACACCATTACGTGACTGTCTAGGCATTAATGCAATACCAGATATTCTCTCAGCCATGATGAATATGATATATTAATGATATAGAGAAGTATTATATAATTTGTTTTATCTTATCAATCAATATAATGTAATCTTTCTTACCTTTGATTGTGATTGACTCTGTTATATTATTTAATTTAGATCCTATCATTAATACCTTTGATTTGACATTTCTTGAGGATGATCCTGTAACAGTTCCCTCTATGGTTGTACTAACTATTCCTTTGTATGATATTAATTGTGATGAACTTTCTTTAGCACTTGCCCTTACAACTATCTGTTCTTTATCTAATGGTAGTCTTGTATTTCCTCTTACTCTTATTACTCCTTGTATGTGTTGGACCTGTGGAAATGATATTATCTTCTTTCCTGGTTTATAGACTTTAGGAGCTTCATTTAAGATATAATCATCTGAATAACTCAGATACGAATAAGGCATTATCCTATGAATACGTCGCCTGAAAATTCAAACTTTGTTAATAATGGTTCTCTACTATCTAGTTTAGGAGTCCAATAAACAAAGACCTCTTTTACCTCATTTGCCTTTAGTATATCAGGTATATCAAATCTTAACTCTGGATTTGCGTTCTCTATTTTGATATTATGAACAGGCCACTGTGTATCGGTGTTTTTCATAAACATTGTATACTTTATGGTTTCCCCTAATGACACTCTACCTAGATCTAGAGATTCTATTACATTATCTGTTTGTTTATCTGTGTATATTCTAATCATTTTTTAACCCCTTTATGAAATTTAGTATTTCCTCAGTATTCTTTCTCTTCTCTGCTCTATCTAATTCTTCTCTGAGGTTGACCATCTCTAACAGTTTTTCATTGGTGTTATTGTCTTTAATGGAAGTGTTTTCTGGCTCTCGTGTATCTTGTAATTGATTAGTTGGAGTTACTGATGTGATAGGTGCTTCATCCTTCATATCATTCTCATTGATGTCAATACTAGAGTTGTTAATGAACCATTTTCTTGCTTCTGACCTCTTAATCAAGTTGTCTCTAAATGATGTTGTAACATCTGTAATAGTTGCCTCTTGTTTTTGAGGTGTTTCAAAGAAGATTTGTATATCTTTTGCTTTAATATTCTTACCTCTTGATTTAAGATATGGTATAACCATTTTAATCTTAATTTGATTAGCTAATCGTGCCTGTATTCTCTTTACTTTTCTAGTTAGTACAGAGTCAGTACTCTCGGATGCTGCTCTTGCTGTAAAGCCTGCGTTGAAGAATTGGAGTGGAAATTTAGATCCTGGTTCTATTAAATCTCTTTGAATATGTTCAATGTAACCCTCAAACTTACTATTACCACTTGATTCAATTACTTTAACATCAAATTCTTTATCTGTAACTATCTTTGATCCATGTTTCATCTTCTTTAATGCATCTGCTTGAGTTTTGATAAATTGTTCTCCTGCATCTGCAAAATGAAACATAACTGTTGGATCAGCATGACCTTCAAATATCTTTGGCATAGCATCTTCCATCTTTTTCATCTGAATTAATGGAGAATCATATACATCTCCTGTATCTGGATTTGTATACGTAGATAATACTGAATGATGTAACCCTCTACCAAATGCTTCTCTAGATACATTGGTTAGTTTGAATTGTGTTACCTCATTTGGTCTTAATTTAATATCTTGATCATTAACGTGTTGTAAAAAGTATTTAACATCCCCTTTCTTACCTCTTACAATACTTTGTATTGTTGTAACAGCAACTTCAATATATTCTTTATATGTTGGATCATGTTCAAAGAACATATTACCACAACCAAGATAAGAGTATAGTGCATCTTCTAATTGTTCATCCCATTGTATCTCATCCCACCAATCTGTTACCATATCTGCTATACTTTCCTTCTTTGCAGTTACTCTGAGTCCTTTTCCTAATACCATTTGAATATATGTTTCATTTGATAAGTTTAATCGAGGATCTTGGTTGATTGCATTGATAGTTTCAACAAATGGTCTGTCTGGAGCCAATTCATCTTGCCAATCTGATTGATTTACCTCACTTTTTTGATTAAATGCCTCTAATACCCTGATTGAACCCTCATATTTCTCCTTAATTGGAGTATTTTTAGGTAAAACAGGTGCATTTGATCCAGAAATGGTCTTTTTTATTGTAAATATGTCTGCCAATGCTCAAATAACAATAAAATTGAACAAAGGAAGTAAAAAGTCACTAATCATGTTCAAAATAGACTTCATCTGAGCCATTAACGCCTACACAGGTTAATCTAGTACCTGATACTTCTAATCTTAATCTAACTTTGAATATACCTTGAGAAGTAGGTGTTTTTCCCTCTGCAAACTTGATTAGTATAGTACCATCTGATCCCAATGTTAGATTCTCTGTAGTTGAAAATACAGAATCTCCATCTTGATCTATTAATCGTAATGTTCCTGTAAAACCAGATATGTTTCTTGCTGTTGTTAGTGTATTCTCATCATATACCGTACCTGACAAGTCATAGGTAGCACTATCTGTAAAATCTCCTTGCCCCCAAGTCTTTTGATCCATTTTTAGGTATAAAACCATATAGTTTATATATAATATGATATTATAGAAAGTATATGTTAGCAGCACATACTCCTGCTCCAGTATATCCCATGATTCGTAACGAACAGTTAAATGAATTACAAGATAATCACATTTATGAAATATGTACGTGGCCTGCTTATTATTCTGATCAACAATGTATGGATTCTTTAAGGAAAAACTCAGATCCTAATGTTGTTTTGTATATTGCCTTGATGAAAGGTATTACTCCTATTGTTACTGTTGGAGATCATAAGGCTTTTGTTGCAGATTTTAGTAAACCCAAACCAAAAAAGAAAGATAGAAGATTACCTAGATTTGGTTCAAAGATTAAAGATAAATTAGAAAACACATTAAGGTTAAAACGCTCAACCAACTCCAGCTAGAGTACCTGATCCCATCTTATAGTAGTATAGTGCTAGTAAAAAAGCATCTCCTAAATCAAATGGGTTTTGTTTGGTCTTATCAGTACCACCTTTCTTGTTAAACTTGATTGTCATTAATTGTAATTTTAGTTTCTTAAATGACGGATGAATCTCAACATTCTGAAAGTCTACATTATTTGCTGCATAGTTTAACATCTTTTCTCCATACTGATTAAATGCTATACCCTGTACGTTCATAAAATATTTATCCCTCAAATCTCTTATTCCCTCAGGCCATGCAGAATCCACAAATATACGCTTAGTTCTAAACTTTTCAGATAGGAATCTAACCTTGTTAATAATGTCAATGTAACTAGCCCTTTCAAAAGCATCAGCATAGATAACTGATTTCTTTCCCTTACGTTTTTGTATAATACATATTCCAAATTCAGAAGATCCAAATCCAGGATCTATTCCAATAATTCTGTCATTTGTATCATCATCTACAGTCCACTCATATTCAGTTCCACAACATAACTCTATTCCCTCTGGAGAGAATATATCCCCTACGTTCTTACCCCATACCCCAAGATACTCTCTTTCATATGATCTAGCTTGTGAAGCCTTTTTTAGATAGTCTGGAGAGAAGATCGATGTTTTACTTTTCGGATCAACCTTAAGACCTGCCTCAACATAGAAATGGAATCTTTCATATATTGTCTTCTCTGGTCCTTCTTTAGGTTCGAGCATAATGTCGTAAAAAAAACCACTCGGTTCTTCTCCTGCTGTAGATACCCATATAACCCATGAATTTGATTTTCCAATATATCTCTCTCCCACTGTTCTAACGACTGAATCATCTCTGAGTTTGAAAAAGGCTGCTTCATCTCCAAAAAAGAGACTAATCTTTGGTTTACCTCTAGCTGAATGGATGTTATTTGACGGATAACATTTGATTCGGCTTCCGTTGATATCGACTTCATATGCTCCATGATCTACATATCCAAGTCCTTTCTTTTGTAAAAAACCTTTCGCTCTTAATATTAAATCCTGTGCCAAGTCAACGTTAGGTCCAGTAATAATTATGGCTTCCTTACCACTCCACCAAACATCTGTTAATGACTTCCAAACTATCCATAATAGTATAAACTCTGTAAGTCCTAACCCAGTTGCTTTGTAAACACAAAACCACTTGCAGGGATTAGTCCTATCTTCTTCTAGTGGTTCCATTTGCATTTTATCTAATATTTGCTGTTCATAATCATAACATGGATGGTATATACCGTCTCTCTCTGGACCTCCATAAGGATGAAATATGTAATGCCAAAAACAACATTGATCTGATTCAGAAGTAGAGTCTTTACACCAAAAAGTTAGAGGTACAATAGGTGTATCTCTGGTTGCAGCATTACCTATAATTTGTAGTGTGTTTTTACTGGCTAACCCCATGATCCTCAACTTCTGGCATTGGCCTAGCAGGTCTTAATTTAGATCTTTCCATTTTTAATTTCTTTACTTGTAATGGTAAAGCAGAATCTTGTAGCATCTTAAAGGAGTCAAGTTTAATCTCATGTCTTGTCCTGGCAAACTTTAAATATAATTCCTTATCCATACCATCAAATCCTTTGGCTTTCTCATCAGCCATAATTTCTTCTAATGCTATGACATCCTGTTCAAAGCCTAATCTAGCTCTGATAAACTCTCCAATATATGTGTCCATAGCATCTTCAGATATTGTGTTTTCCATTTCTTGTTGAATCTGTTTGATATGATAATGTACTCCTGCATGGCTACATTTACCATACTTGCTCATCAGTACAGTATCTTTGTTTATCTGCTCTGCTATCTGGTATGCATTTCTGCCAAAGAACATCCATTGTGTACTGATGTAATCATGAAACTCTTTTGATAAATCAGGACCACGAGTTCTAGTCATGTTTACTCCAATCAAGTAATTTCATTAATAAACCTCTCAGTTATTCGCTTCGCATCATGAATGAGAAGTAAATTTGTAGACAAAGTACCACCATCTTTATCATGTACTGTCAACCCTAATGCTAAAGCCTGGATTCCAGTACAAGATGGATCTGGTAATGATAAAGGTATTGTATCAGTTGTGAACTTCCAATCAACATAATGTTTATACTGTGATAGAAAATCTGGCATATCCTCATATCTAATAATATTACCTGGATTACGTTCATAGTATTGCACATCAGGATATCTGGCCTTGATTCGTTTTTCTATTAAATCTCTTTGGTATGGTCTGTTGATTGCTATCCATCCATACCCTTCCACATCTTTTTTAAACAGTTCACGATCTACTGGAGCAGGTAAATGTTTAGCAAATGGCAATATATCAAAAAGATCAGAAGTAGTTACATAACATGGATAATCCTTTACTGTCTCTAATTCTTTCTCATTTAGTCCTCTTAACTTTGAACCATGAAATATTAATACAACTTTATTCTTTGGAAAATTTAACTTAAACTCTGAATAATCATGTATTATAATCTTGTCATAATTTGTCTGGATATACTCGGCTCTCTTAATCAGACTTTGAAGATCTTTGAAAAGTTCAGTAACGCCATAATATTCATGAAAGCCCATTGTGTCA